GATGGAAGGAACGGAGCCGGACTTTTAATGGCGTAGCACTTGCGATGGCGGAGCAATGGGGATGAAGATTAAGCTGGACACTTCCGATCTGAACCGGTTGCAGGTTAAGGTTTTATATCTTGACAAGCAGGCAAAGATCAACATGGTGCGGGCGCTGAATGACTCGGCTTATGCCGCCATGCAGGCGGCATCGAAAAACATGGCGCAGGTATTTGACCGTCCGACGCCATGGGTGCTGAAGTCAGTGCGCTACAAAAAAGCGACGACCACCAAGCTCGAAGCGATGGTTGATTTTGACGCCTGGGGTAATAAAACCGGCGTCACTGCCTCGCACATCTTGCAAGCTGAGATATATGGCGGCCCGCGAAAACTGAAGCGGCACGAAGTCGCGCTACAACGGGCGGGGATTTTGCCACCCGGCAAGGCCATTGTGCCTGGCCCTGCGGCGAAGCTGGACCAGTACGGCAACATGAGTCCAGCGCAGATCGTGCAGATCATGTCTTATTTCAAATCGTTCGGCGAACAGGGCTACCGCGCGAACATGCGTGATGGCGGCAAGCGGCTGGCCAAGGACAATAAAAAGAAGGGCACGCGCGGCTTTGTCTATTTTGCGATCTACGCCCCACATGGGAAGCTGATCCCCGGCATTTACCAGCGCATCAGCTTTGGCGCCTGGGGCAGCTCCGTCAAGCCGATCATGTACTTCGTCGACATCCCGAAATATAAAAAACGCTTCGACTTTTACGGCGTGGCCGAACGCGCCGCGCGCGCCGAATTCGCCAAGAAGATGCCCGACTACCTCAACTCGATCGACCTCTCCCGCGCATGAATTATCGTAACGCCCAGCAAGTCGCCGAGCAGCTCCGCGCTGCCGGGTTGATGCTCGAAACCGTCAAGCGGTCGAATGGCGGCGTGCAAGTGGGCGAGCTCACCGTCGAATCCACCCGCTCGGTGCGCTGCGACGTGATGGGCGAGCGCAAAAAACAAACCGGCGCCTACTGGCTGCATGAGCTGCGCCTCGATGATGGCATCTGGATCACCGGCGCCTACTGGCTGGATCACGGCAACAGCAGCCAGACCATCGACCTCACCAAGACCTGCGAAGGCTGCGGCTATGAAATGCCGCTCAAGACCACCGGCGGATGCCCGAAATGCGGCAGCAAGAAATCCAAAAAGCACACGCTATCGCCAGAGCAGATCGAAGCCCACAAGAAACGGCTGCAAGAAGCCCAGAGGCAGGCGGCTGCCGAAGCGCACGCCGATGCCGAACGCGCCGCCGCCTGGTCGAATGCCGTGTGGCTTGCCAGCCGCGAGATTTTCAGCCCGAATGAACACGACTACCTGGCCAGGAAGCATCTGGCCAGCGCCCACGGCCTGCGCGTTTTTGAAAGCAATGACGGCGTCATGCTCGACGGCGCGGAAAAAGAAGATTACGAATACCTTGCCAAATTTCACGGCGCGCTGGTCGTGCCCATGCTCGACAAAGACGGCCGCCGTCGCGGGCTGCAATTCATCCTATCGCGCGAACACCACAAAGACTGGATCGCCCGCCGCGAAGGGCGCGACAAGGAATATTGGCCGCGCGGCATGCTGAAAGCCGGGCTGCACTACATCATCGGCGGCCCCATGAGGGGCATCGGCCTGGTCGCCGAAGGATTCGCCACCGCCGCCAGCCTGGCCGAGGCCAGCGCGCTACCCGTCGCCGTGGCTTTCGACGCCAACAACCTCGCGCCCGTCGGCGAATTGCTTTGGAAATCCAACCGCAAGCGCCTGAAAATCCTCTACGCCGCCGATGATGACTGGCTGCAACGCTGCCTCGCCTGCAAGAAAATCACCCCGGTAGCTGACGCCGCCTGCAAGCACTGCGGCGAGCCGCACGGCAAGCAAAATGCCGGTGTCCTGCGCGCCCAGGAAGCCGCGCTCACCACCTCCGGCGCATGGCTGGCGCCGACTTTTTCAGCGCCACGCCCCGATGACCGCAAGGGAGACACCGATTTCAACGATCTGCGCGTGCGTGAGGGCGAGCAAACCGTCGCCGCCCAGATAAAAAACAAGCTCGACGCACTCGAATGGCATATCACCCCCACCCTTGGCGCGGGGGGCTTTCCTCCAGGGGGAGCGGGGGAAAGCGGTAGAGAGAAAAAAACCGACCTGCCATCCATCATCCAGCTCGACGAAGCCGTCCAGCGATTCGCCATGATCTACGGCGCGGGGGGCACTTGGTTCGACAGCGTTGAACACATGTTGATCCCAAAAGCCGACCTGCAAGACATCCTGCCAGAGCACGGTATGCGGGACATGCGCAACCAAAAGCGCGTCGTTCGCCTGGATGAAGTCGGCTTCGACCCGGCGGAAAGCGACCCGCGCATCAAATGCAACCTGTGGGGCGGCTGGCCAACAACACCGAAGCAAGGCTCGTGCAGCGTCATGCTGGAGCTGCTGGAGTATCTATGCAGCGGCGAAAGCAACCCGCGAGAAACATTCAAGTGGGTGCTGAACTGGCTGGCTTACCCCATCCAGCACCCCGGCGCCAAGATGCGCACCGCGCTGGTTTTTCACGGCCCGCAAGGCGCTGGCAAGAACCTGTTTTTTGAAACCGTCATGCAAATTTATGGCGAGTACGGCCGTATCGTCGATCAAAGCGCCATAGAAGACAAATTCAATGACTGGGCCAGCCGGAAATTATTCCTGATCGCCGACGAAGTCGTCGCCCGGGCAGAGCTGTATCACGTCAAAAACAAGCTAAAAGGCATCGTCACCGGCGAATGGATCCGCATCAACCCCAAAAACGTGGCCGCCCACGACGAACGCAACCACGTCAATCTGGTGTTTTTATCCAACGAACGCCAGCCCCTGGTGCTCGACAAAGATGACCGGCGCTACGCAGTCATCTGGACGCCAGAAAAGCTGCCCGAAGGCTTTTACGCCGACGTGAAAGCTGAGCTCGACGAAGGCGGCATCGCCGCGCTGCACTACCACCTGCGGAATCTCGACCTGGGCGATTTCAACGAACACACCAAGCCGCCCATGACCCAGGCCAAAGCTGACCTCATCGAAGAAAGCGCAGACAGTATCGATGTATTCGTCGATGAGTGGATCGCCGGGGAAATCGAAATAAAAGGCGAACCGCTGCCGTTCATCCCATGCCTCGGCACGCATTTGTATACGCATTACAGCGTCTGGGCGCGCGAAAGAGGCTTCAACAACATCCGAAATCAGAAAAAACTGATCGGGCACCTGGCAAAAATCCCCGGCTGGTCGGCCGGAAAGTCGGTCAACACCAAAAAATCATTCAGCGACCCCACGCGGGTTAACCGAAAAATGGTGATCCCGAGTGAGGATGCCATGCAAAAAGCCGCGATCAACCGCCGTGAAGAGGCATTTACCATGCCACCGGAAGGCGGAAAGCTCGCCTGGATCACGGATTGCTACTTCAAATTTGCCCAGGCGATCGGGGTTGACGCATGATTTCGCCAAAAATTCCCATTTCATACCACGCGTACCACGCGTGTGGACACGCGACAATCGCCAGAAAACCCGCACAGCCACTCAGGCCACGCGTACCACGCGTAACGCGCGCGTATACGCGTAAACCAAAAAATTCAACACCCAATAAAAAAATAATCTCTCTCGCGTTTACAGGTTTCCCGTGGTACGCGTGGTATGAGTGTCCACAAGGGTTTCACGCGTGTCCACACGCGTGTCCACCATCCCTTACGCGTGTCCTAGGAAAATTAACCTCTTCGGCATGGAGTAAAAAATGACCGCCGCCACCCAAGCCGAATTCGCCCGCCTCATGGGCGTCAATCGATCCACCGTCACCCGCACCTGGAAGCAGGCAGGGCGGCTGGTCATGGTGGGCGAACTGGTTGATGTCGAAGCCAGCAGGGCGCGCATCCTGGCGACCGCCGACCTGGCCCGCAGCGATGTCGCCGAAAGGCACGCCGCCGAGCGCGGCGCGGTGGTCGGCGCAGGCCTGGCCGGAAAAGTCGGCGCTGGCGATACGGCGCCTGATGAACCCATGGCCTCTCCCACGCCTCCCGCAACACCACCAGGCGCGGCGGAAAGCAAGATAGACGCGATCGGCAACAGCTACCAGGCCGCCAGGGCGGTCAAGGAAAAATATGCGGCTCTATCCGCCAAGGCGGAATACGAACGCCTGATTGCCGACCTGCTGCCACGCCAGGACGTCGACCAGGCGCTGGATGATCTCGTCGCCACCATCCGCAGCGGCCTGGAAAACCTGCCCCACCGCGCCGCCGGTCAGCTTGTCGGCAAGGATTACGACGCCATCATCGCCCTACTCAAGCAAGAAGTTGTGGACATGATGAGCGAAATGCACAAATCCGCCCGCCAGCAATTAGCCACGCTGACCGGGCAAAACGGGCCGCAGGCGGGTTTTGGGCCGTGAATGCACCCCTGAACACCCACACCCTAGCCCTAGCCGCCATCGCTCGCGGCTGGAAGCCAAAGCAACCGCTCACCGTGTCCGAGTGGGCAGACGCCAACCGCATCCTGTCCGCCATTGGCAGCGCCGCGCCGGGCGAGTGGAAAACATCGCGCACGCCCTACCTGCGCGAGATCATGGATCAGCTCTCCGAGCATTCATCCGCCCGAAAAGTTGTGCTCATGGCCGCCAGCCAGGTCGGCAAGACTGAAGCCGCCAGCAACTGGCTGGGCTACATCATGGCGCACGCCAAAGGCCCAGCCGCCGTCTTTATGCCGACCGAGAAATCCATGAACGACTGGGCATCGCAAAAATTCGATCCGATGGCGTCCGAAACCCCAGCCGTCGCCCGCGTGCTGGCCAAGCGAACCAACAGCAGCAGCGAGAATTCCGCCGCCCGCAAGCGCTTTACCGGCGGCATCCTGTATTTCAAAACTGCCGGATCCACTGCCGAACTGAAATCCACCTCCCTGCGCTACGCCATCGCCGATGAGGTCGATGAATATGACTGGACCACCACCCAGGGCGACCCCCTCGGCCTGCTCGAAGTGCGCCTGACCACCTTCCACGACCGCAAGCTATTCATCGCCAGCAGCCCCACGTTAAAAGACGCCAGCCGCATCGAGGAAGAATTCGAAGCAGGCGACCGCCGTCACTACCACGTTCCCTGTCCGCACTGTGGCGAACTGCAACCGCTGGCCTGGGGCAATCTGATGATCGGCAAAAAGCCCAACGCACCGCGCCAAGTCATTGACGCCTGGATGGTCTGTCGGGAGTGTGGCAGCGAGATTTATGAATATCATAAAACCGACATGCTGAAAGAGGTTGGCTACGGTGGCTTCGCCCGCTGGATTCCAGAAAGGCCCGAAGGGGAATACCCCAGCTATACCGTTAACTCCCTGTATTCCCCCCTCGGCCTGGGCCTGACCTGGCGCGAACTAGCCGCCGAGTGGATGGACGCCCAGGACGATCCCGCCAAGCTCATGCGCTTCATGAACACCCGCCTTGGCGAAACCTGGGCAGACCGCAGCCGTGACCTGAAGCCGAACATCCTCGCCGCCCGCGCCGAACCCTACCTGCTGCGCACCGTCCCGGCAGGCTGCCTGGTGCTCACCGCTGGCGTTGATACGCAAGATGACCGGCTGGAAATCCACGTCCTTGGCCATGGCCATGGCGACATCACCTGGACGCTCGACTACCACGTCCTGCACGGCAACCCCGCCGATCAAGCGCTGTGGGACAAGCTCGCGGACTACCTGAACGCCATCGCATTCCAGAATCAGCAAGGCCGCACCCTGAAACTCGAAGCCAGCGCCATCGACACCGGCGGACACCACACCCACGCGGTCTATGACTTCGTGCGCAGCGGCCGCATCCGCCGCGCCATGGCCACCAAGGGCGCCAGCACCCCAGGCCGCAGCATCCTCGGCAAGCCGTCGCACCAAGACGTCAAACGCAACGGCCAAACCACCCGCCGAGGCGTCGCGCTCTACCTCATCGGCGCCGACACCGCCAAGCACCTCCTCTACAACCGTCTGAACGGTGACGATGACCGCCCACCGCACGAGCGAAAAGTCCGCTTCAGCCAGCAGCCCGAAGCCCATTTTTACGATCAGCTCGTAGCCGCAACCTTCAACCCGCGCAAAAACCGCTGGCAAGTCAAAACAGGCAAACGCAAC